GATAACGCATCATGGAACATTCTGCAACTGATGTTTCGTGCGCAGATTCTTACTCAAGTCAATCCGGAACTAGCTCAGGTTGTCTCTGGTTTAGGCGCAAGCCAAATGGCCGCGCAAAAGTACTACCAGATCATGGAAGCGCAAAATCAATTAATTTCTAATCAATCGATGCTGGTGCTTCCCAAAGATGGCAAGTTGGAATCGCATCAGTACACGTTTGGCGGTATCTCCGATGTGTTGGATCGTTTTGAAGTATCCGTTTCCGGTGCCTTTGAAATTCCTTATTCAAAAATGTTTGGGCGCAATGTTTCCGCACTGGGCACGGTGAACGAAGCTGATGAGCGCAACTATGAAGAGCGGATCGCGCAGTATCAGCATGACGATATGAAACCGCAACTCGACATGCTGTATCCCATCATGTGCATGTCTGAGTTTGGAGAGATTCCGGACGATCTTGATTTTGTATTTCCGTCCATTCGTGTACTTAGTGAAAAGGAAAAAGCAGAACTGGCGCAAACAGGAACGGAAGCGATTGTTGGGCCGTTCTCCGCTGGCTTAGTTTCGCAGCGTACTGCTGTCATGGAACTGAAAGCACTTTCGGATAAGACTGAAATTTACACCAACATTTCCGCTGAGGATATCGATAACGCTACGGATGAGATTGGTATTCCTCTTGATGTTGAAACCATGGCCGCACGTTCCGGAAAGGTGCGTGACCCTGATACTGGCGAATGGACCGATTTGGAAGCGGAAGAAGATGAAGGAGGACAAGCAAGAAAGCGTGGTAACGAGTGAACTTCGAACGTCCATTGCGTTTTGAAATTGCGTATGGCCGCGCAATTAATTCTTTGTTGCTGAAGTTTTTCAAGATACCGAGGTTTGAAACATGGAACGAAGTTCAATTGCTGCTAAGGGAATATGCATCTTCTGCGAAATTGCTATCGGAGTTCGCTACACGCATTGCATCTGCGATGGTGACACACGTAGCAGCGCAGAATGCCGTCAGTTGGCGCGAAGCGGCGAGACAGGGAGGCAGGGGGAGCATTATTTACGAGTTGTTGCGGAGAGAGCTACAAGAGCCAAGGATGCGGAATCGCTTGGTGTTCTTGATTCAAACCAACGCTCAGTACATTTCGACAGTGCCGCAACAGGTAGCGGAACGGGCGGTGCATCACGTAGAAAAGCAATTTATGGCGGGGCGCAGATCGGAAAGCATCATGCACGATTTAGCGCCTTACATGCGTGGCTTAAGAAATTTCGAAATTCAAAGAATCGCTAGAACAGAAGTTGCAAAAGCCGATACTGCGATTACGAGAACGAGAGCAGAATCAATTGGGCTGGATTGGTATCGATGGGTAACGGCGCATGATGCAAGAGTGCGTGAGTCGCACAAGCACATGAATCAGGTATTGGTGAACTGGAATCAACCGCCGTCACCAGAGGCTTTGGTACATGAGCGCAATGTTGGATATTATCATGCGGGGAATATTTATAACTGTCGTTGTATTGCGTTACCTTTGGTGCATTTGTCTGATGTTCGTTGGCCTAGCAAGGTGTATCACAGTGGCCGAATTGTACGCATGTCTGAAAGAGAATTTAAATCAGTGGCAGGAGTACCAATAGCTGCTTAGGAGGAAATATGCCGCTTACTCAAAAAGGTCAAGAAATTCTGTCGAACATGAGAGAGGAATATGGTCCGGAAAAGGGTGAAAGCGTGTTCTATGCTTCGCGCAATGCCGGAAACATCACTGGTGTTGATGAACAGGTGAGCGTTTTTCCGAGTCCTTCTTTTCCCCAATACGATCCGTACCAGATTCACGGTAAGGGTGATTGAGTCATGGCAATTGCGTACTACGGTGTGCGCCTGTCCCCGAATTGGGTAGAGACTCCGGAAGGGTACGTAATCTTCAAGAATGCGGTGATTGGGCGCAGTGGATTTCAAACCTACAAAGGCCGCGAACTGGACAAACAGGAGTTGGCTGATCAGGGGATTACTGTCGATGATGATCAGGATGTGAACCTCTATCGTGATCCAAGCGAGGTCTTTTCCGATAAAACCATTGCTAGTTTCTTGGGTAAGTCTGTTACGGATGGACATCCGGAAGAATTAATCGATCTTGATTCTGTCAAGCGGCATGAGCAGGGACAATTAATTAATGTTCGTGCTGGTTCTGAAGCTTTGGAATCAGGCGACTTACCGCTGCTTTCCGATTTAATTGTCAAATCCAAAAACCTGATTGACAAAATAAAGGCTGGACTTCGGGAGTTGAGTTGCGGCTACAATTACCATGTTCTGAAAGATGGAAGTGTAATTAAACAAGTCGATATTATTGGTAATCATGTTGCAATTGTAGAAAACGCTAGAGCGGGAAGAGAAGCGGTAATTGTAGATTCGGTAACTCCAGCAGGAGATATTTTGATGACAATTCCTATATTAGACAGAATTCTTAGTAGCAATCGCAAATCCAAGCTTGCAAATTGGGCGAAGGATGCGAAACCGGAGGAAGTTGCCGATATTGTTGATCAGATTGTTGGTGAGATTGAGAAAAATTCTCATCACTCTGTTGCAACTGATAGCACTCCTGCAAAAGATGTGAAAGACGCTAAGGATGATGCTAAAGATGCCGCGTCTGATCGCAAGCGTTTTCACGATGCTGTGGATCGCTTGTTGGAACATGGTGAAACGCAGGAGAAAACAATGGATGCCGATATTGAAGAGCTTGGCAATTTGTTCAAGAAGTGGAGCAGCGAAGAGAAAAAGGAATCATCTCATACTACCGATTCCGATACCGATGATGATGATGATGGTGAAGACGAAGCAGAAGATGAAGCAGCAGACGATTCCGATGCTGATGATGAAGAGGAAAAAGAGAAAGAGGCAAAAGACGAGGAGGCTGGAGATGCATTCGTAATTGAGCCTTCTGATCGTCCCGTGTCTGTTGGTCCCGGTACGGATGAATTACGCAAAGCGCGGCGGCAAGGTGCGCGGGATGCGTTGAAGTTGTTGAAACCGATTGTTGCTAAGAGTGGCAATAAGAAATTAATCGCTGCATTCGATACCGCATTAAAAAGTGTGCAAGGAAAATCCACTGGAAAGACAAGTGGTGGTTACGGAAAATTTGCCCATGCTTCGAACAATCGTGGCAGGGAAGCGCAGGATTCAGTTGATAACGGTCCTTCCAAGCAAGTGAAGTTTATGCAAGATGCTGAAAAGTTGTACCGGGATATCTTTGTTACCGGAAATCAGAAGCGAAGCTAGATCGGGTTAAAACGAAATTACATTAAGGGGTTTACATTATGAGCAGTTTCGGTGGAGTTATTCCTGTAACTCAATTGAATCTTGGATTCATTGGCAATGTATCCCGGTTGGGTGAACGTGTCATTGCCGCACGACAGGTTCTAAACACAACTGCTAATCCGATTAGTTTCGGTGATCCAGTCATTATTGTTGCCGATTCACTAGGCGGAACTTATCAGAATGTGAAAGATTTCATTGCTGGTGCCGGAACGTTTACGGCGGCAAAATTTGCGGGGGTTGCGGTACGCAATGTGAAAACGCAACTTGCCTACACAACTTTGTCTGTAGTGCAAACGCCGCTGATCGGGCAATATTTACAGGGACAGATGGCTGAAGTTCTTGAGCGTGGTTCGATCACTATAAAGATCAACAATGGTACTCCTGTCAGTCAGAATCCTGTGTATGTTCGTACTGTTTTTAACGGTGCAATTCCGGCTGGTGTTGTTGGCGGATTTGAAGCGGTTGCAGATGGTACTAACACTGTAGTGTTAACAAATGTGGTGTTTCGCACAGGTGTTTTGGACGCGAACGGTATTGCAGAGATTACGTTGCTGTCGAGAGTTGCAGCTTAATTAGATTGGCGAGAGCGTAAATTACAGCGAAAGGCAGGTTTAATTTACATGTTTAAGAAAAATGGTGGTAGCTACGCTCTGGATGCTGCCGTATCCTCTTCGCTTGCGTTTCTGAATTCGCAACTGGAGTTAGCCAGTCCAGTTCTGGTTAAGCCGCTGTCATCGATGACGCATCCCCGCGATATCACAATTAAGTTTGGCGGCGGGATGCCGGATTATCTGACTGCGTATGCGTCTGATTATGGCACTACCGGAACCAATCAGTATGGTTTGCAGGGAACAAATAACACTGATATTCCCATGATCCAAGCAAACATCTATAAAGGTTTGTGGGTGACTTGGGTTTGGCAGGTTGGTTTTCTGATCACTGTAATTGATTTGAAGAAACTCGAAACTGCAAATCGTAGTGGTCAACCTGCACCATTCAGTTTGCAATCCATGCTTGAGGATGGCGTAACACTGACATGGAACAAAGCAATGGAGTGTGTAACCTATAACGGCTGGATGCAACAGCCGGGGTTGATCAATAATCCATTGGTGGTTTCATCTCTTGCGCCAGCAACGGGTACTGGCAGTTCTCGTTTGTGGTCTGCCAAGACTCCTGCACAGATTCAATCAGATGTAAATTTCGCATTGACACAGGTAGTTGGACAGGCTGTATATGCCGCTGATGCATTTCCCAATACATGCTTAATTGATTACAACGTGTTCAATAACCTGTTTCAACCGATGGTGCTTGGTGGTACTGGCGGTTTCGCTTCGGTTGGGGAATACATCGAAGCAAATAATATCGCCAAAGCGAATGGTGTTGATTTCAAGTTCAAGCCTGTTGCGAATCCATGGATCAATACGCAAGGTTCGGGCAGTACATCACGTGCGGCGTTTTATCGCAATGATGAGAACAATGTTTTGCTTCATGCTCCACAACCTCCTACAAAGGTATTTACAGTTCCAAGCGTGAAAGATGGCGGAGCATACGAGACAATTTTCAATGGTTGTATTGGACAGGTGCAGTTCAAGCGCAATCAATCGTTCTATTATCTGGATGGCATAGGTTAATTCGAAGCTCTTCCCCATACTGTGCTTTGTTCAACTTTGAGGGTCCGTAATTGGACCCTCAAAATGTAGGAGATTAAAATGGCATGGGTTATTACCAAAAAAGCAATGCAATTCTTCGATGGAAAAATTGAAGAAAATCCGGTTACACATGAAAGACTGCAAATAAATAAACAATCTTTTACTGTGTATCCGAATCAGAACAATACTCCGCAGGAAATTCCGGACTGGTGCGAGAAAGATGATTTATTTAAAGCCAGTATTGAAGATGGAAGTTTGGTTGAAGTCAGTGAGAAATCTGCACTCGCTGCAATAGCGAAGCAGAAAGAGCAGGAAGAGAAAGCAAATCTGGAAAAAAAACCCGCAGGATTGCAGAGTCAGTGGAAGAAATAAAACATGGCATTCCCGGACTACAATCAGACTCTCATGGAATTTTGGGGTTGGGGCAATGAGGGGCCGGGACTGTTATCGTCACTGACACTTGCTTCCAACATCCTGATTGGTACAAATCCGCCTTATTCAGCGGCGGATTTCTTCGCATGGTTTCCGGCCTTCGGCGGAACACCCGCAAATCCTCTAGGAACGATTGATGGAATCTCAGAGGTAGTTTCTGACGTTTCAGACCTTACGGGGCTGGCAGCGGGGCAATTAATCGCGGGAACTGGCATTGCAAGCGGTTCTGTGATTGTCGCTAACGATGAGAACGCCAAAACGCTTACGTTATCCCAGAACACCACTCTTGCCGGAACCAATATTCAATTAACTATTTACATCAATCCGGCGGTGCCACTGCCAGTTCTGAACGCATACATCTGGTTGGCAACCAATTCGATCATGCAGGTTCGCTATCAGGAGATGTGGCCGTTTTGCATGGCTCTCTACATTGCGCATTACGTGACCATGTGGTTGCAGGGTCAAACTGCTGGGCCGGGATCGACTCCTGCACAGGTTGCGTCTGCCGGACTAGCGATGGGAATCAGAACTTCAAAAGCGGTGGGAGATGTTTCTGTAGGCATGTCACCTATCAGTAAGTTCGATGATTGGGGAACGTATGCGCTAACGTCTTACGGCCAACAACTGGCAATGTTCGCAATGGCGCTTGGTTCGGGAAACATGTTGCTCTGGTGAATCATGGGTCCGACACTTACAGTTTCGGAAAACGGTGATTTGTCCTTCATTCGTGCGGCGATTGGCGAACTGGAAGAGGCAAAGACATACATTGGTGTGCCGGAAGAAGACACTAGGCGAAAACAGCAATTTATCGGGTCAATGGAAAGAACTGCTGTTACCAATGCTGGTTTGCTTTACATTCACACCAATGGAAGCCAGAAGCACAATATTCCGCCGCGTCCGGTGATTGAACCTTCGATAGAAGCGAATCACGAAAAGATTGAAGAAGGATTAAATCAAGTTGCGAGTCTTACGCTGGACGGCAAGAAACAGGAAGCGAAGAAACAATTAAAAGCGGTTGGTACTTTTGCAGCGAACGGAGCTAAAGATTGGTTCACTGATCCACGCAATGGTTGGCCACAAAATCAGCCGCGAACGATTGAGCGAAAGATTTCTAAATTGAGAAGCAAGAAAAAGCGGCGGCAGATTATGAACATGGTTCTTTACATAAAGGCACAACAGGAAGCAAAGGGCGAAAAGCTGATGCCTCGGTATGGAACTTGGGTAGCATTGGATGCTGCCAATACTCCGTTGATCGATACAGGTGAATTGCGCAGATCGATCACGCACGTAGAGAATTTGTGATATGCCTTTTTCTATTGCAGAAATCGTTAATGATCCGGATTTTGCTCAATCTTTCACTATTACCCGCAGTAGTGGTGGTCAGTATGTCATGGGCAGATGGAACAATAAAACAGTTCTTATCCAAGCTTGGGGAGCGATTCAACCTCCTAGTCCGGAAGAATTGGAACAGGTTCCGGAAGCTGATCGGGTTACGGGAGTGATTGCGATTTGGACAAGTCAACTCATTTATGAAACTAGTGGTACATCAGGCAACACGGGAAGCAGGATAAGCGATATCGTTACATGGCAAGGTGAGAACTACAGAGTTGTGAAAGTTGGTCCGTGGCAGGATTATGGATATCGCAAAGCGTATGCGGTTCGCATGAGTGGACAATGACACAGACAGTACTTGCGGATGGATCGGTATATACGAGTACGGCGCTAACGCCGAATGATATGGATGTACTGTTTCAGTTGCTCGTAACGCAAATACTTGGAATCGCCGCTAATCTCGAATTGGAATGTCATGTCACTTATGGTTCGAACGATGTGGTTACGCCGCTAATCCCAGTGAACATTGAGCCGGGATTTTTTGCTTTTGGAATTGGTATTCCACTTGGTACGTTCATTCAGAACATGGCTGGAGAGGGAACAGATTTAATTATCACTCTTTCAAATCCGGTGAGTGCGGATGGTAAGGAGACAATCAGCTTTTATGATTCGTTGGCAAACACAACAGTGCGGTTGTCATGGCAGACACAGGGCCAACCTGCCTACACGATTGATGACGATGTGGTGTTCATTCGATGTGTAGAAGTCATGACCAATTACAGCGATTTGCGTGATGAAACGCAATGGGCAAACGAAGGTATGGATTCGGCATCGCGAGTAAGAGCTTACACCCGCAACTGGAATGTATTCCTTCGCGCAAGAGGTCCGAATTCGTGTGACACGATTCGCTTGATTAAATCAATGCTGCTGGAAGATTGGACGCATGATCAATTAGCCAGTTCGCGATTGTATTTGACCGGGGACATGGGAACGCCAGTAAGAGCGCCGGAATTGTTCGAAGGGCAGTGGTGGGAGCAGGTTGATGTCAGTTGTGATTTCTTCGAAGAAATTTTTGAGAGCTATATTTACGAGCCTGTTACTTCAGTTGAGATAGTTGGATTTAAAGATACGGGCGAGATATTCGATATACAGCCAGAAATCTTATAGGTGGTGAAACATGACTCTGCCATTAGATTTTATCGTAGATGTAACTGTTCAGGTTTCACCGCAAGCTGTACAACCTCCACAGTTCAATCAGGCATTGATTATCGGAAAAAGTACTGTCCTTCCTCTTAGTGGTCCGAATTCACGAGTTCGCTTGTATTCAGGTGGGCTTGTGGCTTTGCAACAAATGCTTACGGACGGTTTTTCTTCTACGTCTGCTGAATATCTTGCTGCGCAAGCATATTTCTCACAGATACCCACTCCGTTCTATCTGTGGATTGGAGTGCAGGGACCAACGGAAACACCATTACAAGCGGCACAGGCTTGCCGTGTTGCATCTCCGGACTGGTATCTGTTCACGATTCAAGGTGCAATTGATGATGATATAGTTGCGGTGTCACAATGGGTTCAGACTGCATCTCCTGTGGCGCAATATTTCTGGCAAACCAGTTCTCCCGATTGCTTAACGGGCATTAACGATCCTTTCTCAATTCTGACACGAGCAACGTTGAATCGCTACATTGGGACGTATATCACTACGCAGGGTGGAACCGCATTAAACAACAACTATTTTGCGGCGGGATTAATGGGCCTAGTGATGGGACGCAATACCGGACTGGCGGGAAGTTATTTTATTCTTCCCTTCAAGAATGTTATTGGGATGATTGTTGAACCTGTTACTGCTGGTCAATTCAATACGATCAACGGAAACAACGGGAATGTCTATTCCAGTTATGCGAACACTTACAATTCGCTTTCTCCGGGTGTGACTGGAAGTGGTCAGTATTTTGATCAGATTTTGGGCATCGACATGCTCGTATCTGATTTGCAGTACGACATGACTAACACATTGTTTCTATATCCGGCGATACCTCAAACTGATGAGGGACAATCAGTTTTAATTCAATCTGCAAATACGTCCTGTTCGAAGTCAGTTAATCGTGGCTTTCTATCACCTGGTGTGTGGCAGGGGCAAACTATACTTAAATTACAAGCGGGCATGTCGATTCCGGGATATTTAAATCAATCACCAACTTACGCATCCTTGGGAGCAAAACCCGCGAATCGACAGGCCGCGCCAATTTACTGTGCCGTGATTCTGAGTGAAGCTGTTCAATCAGTTCTGATTGCTGTTTACGTTCAGCAGTAGGAGAGTAAATTATGTCCACTTCAATTGTGAATGCATTGAGTGCTTTCGGAAACATCTTCAAGGGTGTTTCGACAACCTACAGCTTCAAGGATTTATCAGGTGCAATTGCTTCTCCGCTTGCAGGTGCATTCAAATTCAGCGGTTACATTGGTGCCGGAAAGATCACTGTTGAATACATCACAGAACACGGTGTGCTGGAGACATCAGCCGATGGTACTGTGCTGCCAGCTTACGTTGCTGGTAAAGCTGGACGCATCACGATTGAATGTCAGCAAACCAGCATCCTGCATAAGTACCTGTTGTTCTGGATTAACCTGCACGATACGCTTTGCAATCAGGGCGACATCTCGCAGTGGGCGAGTACTTCGATGCTTTTGCGCAATGTCTTGGATGGAACATCACACGAAGCGTTAGGAGTGTTTCCCACCAAGATTCCGGATAAAGCTTATGCGGCAAATCCAACCATGATTACATGGACGCTGCTTTGCGCGAATTTGAACAGTCTCTAATGTGAGGGAGCAATGGAAGGTGAAACCAAGGATGTCATTGTCAATAACAACCGATATCAGTTGCGGCGAATGAATGCAGCGGTTGGATCATGGTTGTTGTTTAAATTAATTGATTCTTTGCGCAAGATAATGGCGCAAAATTCACTGGAAGATAGCACACCGGAACCACAGACTGAACAGGACAGAACACAGAAGGAACAAGCTGCACAAGCATTGATTCAAGGAATGCTGATGACACTGGACCGCAATCTATTCGAACAGGTTCAACAGGAAGCATTGAGAGTTGTAGGACAGTATACAGCGGTGGGAGAAGAAGAAGTTGTGTTATCGGTACTGATGGCTAACGGAACGTTTGCGATTCCGGAATTGAAGACGGACATTTCAACCGTAGTGGTGCTGACATCACACTCACTGTTTTTTAATCTTTCCCCTTTTTTCTTAACCGGAGGATTGAACAACATACTAACGGCGCAAGCATCGAGTTAATTGATTTTCCGAATATTGATGCATTCCTCTATCGTCCGGTTGTGGAAGGGATGTGGAAACAAAAGGAAGCTACGAACGGCACTTACAGCTTTCACGATTTGTTGGTTGCACACGAGATATTGGATGTTCAAAACGCCAATAAGACTGTGGTAGATGAATGGTTGAGAAAGCACCATGGCTGATATCAAGGCACTCAAAAGCTACCTCGTTAGTTTGGGCTTTCAGGTCAACCAAACACAACTGACTCAATTTAACAATGCGCTGAAGGATGCAACACGCCTGATCGAGACAACGATTATCCCGGAAATGGGTGCGCTTGCTTCGACTGGGGTTGCCGTTGCCGGGGCACTTGTCGGTGTTGGTATTGCTGCTATTGCCACTGCCGACAAGGTTGCAATGCGTGATCAGGATTTCAGGTTATGGGGTCAGACGATGTTCATGGATGTGCAACATGCACGTTCATTGAAGATCGCTACAGAAGCATTAGGGGCAACGCTTGAACAGATTGCGTTCGATCCTGAGTTGCACAGGCGATTTGTTGAACTGCAAACATTGCAAAAAACCTTGACTGGACAACTCGGGCCTAACTTCGAAGAAAACATGCGACGGATACGCGATATCCGCTTTGAGTTTTCGAAGTTCAGTGTGGAGATGCAATATTTCCTGATGAATGTGGTAAGCAAGATTGTTGAGGGACTGGGCGGAGAGAAATTCTTAAACAACCTTCAGGATTTGAATGCTTACATTGTTCAGCACATTCCTGAATGGTCAACCATGATTGCTAATTTAGTTGTTCCGTTGCTGAAGCTTCTCAAAGATATATTCATCATCATTGGCGGGATTGCGAAAGTGTCTGAACCTGTGTTCAACATGCTGGCGCGACTTACTACATTCGTCACAGGTGGAACGACCAAAACGGTGAGTACTGGCGCTGAAGTAACCAGTCCGGTTCCAATACAAGATACCGGCAACATCAGGGCATTAGCTGCACAGGTGGGTGGGAGTCTTGGTATCAATCCTGCTTTGATCTATGGTCAATGGGAACACGAAACTGGCAACTTCACCAATCGTGGTGCCAGATCGCTGAACAATCTTGCCGGAATTCGTTATCCGGGGAGTACGGAATATCGCGCATTCAGTTCACTGGGGGAGTTCGGGAACTATTACACAAATTTAATTCGCCGCAAATATCCGGGAGCAATGGGAGCGCAAAGTGCGGAGCAGTTTGCGGGAGCGTTAAAGCGTGGCGGATATTTCGAAGATACTCTTTCACATTACACGCGGGGAATGCAGCGGGGAGCGGGGATGTATAGCGGCGGCGGGGTCAATATCGGAACCATCAATATCATGCAGCCCCATGCCACACCGGAGCAGATTGCAACACAGATCAATGAACGAATCAAAGCGGAACGGAAACAACAGACATCGTACAATCTCGCGGAATTGAGGTCTGCGTACTGAATATGGATGTATCGCTTATTAATCTTCCTTCGAAAACTACCTTGCCGGAAGTCATCAAGGCATACACGCCTTCGAACTGGAGCAAAGAGAAAGCGCTGTACGCGATTACCTTTCAAGGGAAGATTGGCAGCATGACAGGAAACAGTACTGCCGGAACAGAACAAAATCCATTCACTATTACGGCACAGGATTATGGCAGCGGATTTAATTCAGAAACGCAAACGTACATGTTCGTGTTCGATGCCATTATGAGAGCAAGTCACAGGATCAATGCGGAGATCACGCAACATCCTGTACAGACTGGGTACAACATCACTGATCACGTGATCATGCAGCCAATGACACTGACATTGGAAGTGGCCATGTCAGATGCAATCTCCATGTACACATTGCCGGGATTTTCTCCGATGTGGGGTAACAATCCATCCAAGAGTGTTGCCGCATTTCTGCAAATGAAACTGTTTATGAAAGAGCGGCAAGTGATGACGGTTAACACTCGCCTATACACATACGACAACATGGTGCTGAGAGAAATATCCGTTGAGGATTCGCCAAAAACATATTTCGGTGGATTGGCAATGGTATTAACGTTTCAGGAAATTATTGTTGCTGATATCGCGGCTCAGGTTCAGAGTCAACGTATTCAATCTATCGGTGAAACAACGCAGGGGACTGTCAATGGAACTGTGTCCGATCCTACAACAGTAGAAGCGCACACGATGACAGAAGAAGACTACAACACAATGAAACTAAGTTATCCGGGAGGCTCATCACTTCCCACATACAACGCCTCTCAAACAGTTCCCGGCGCTGGATTGTTTACCAGTCAATTATTGCAATCAGCTTTGCATGGTTTAATGTAATGAATCAAATCATTCCGTTATCGGTTTCTCCAAGGCAATTGTTCCCAGTCAATCTGACTGTGAACGGAAATCCTCTTCAATTAGGATTGCTGATTGCCTATAACGAAATGTCTGAATACTGGGTAATGAGCATTTGGGATCAGGACGGCAACCCGTTGTTGATGGATATTCCGTTGCTGACAGGATGGTATCCGGCGGCAAACATTCTTAATCAATATCAATACCTTCAAATCGGAAGTGCATATGTGCTTTGTGTAGGTAGTGTGGTTGATAGCGATTATCCGGGTGTAAACGAATTAGGAATCCAATTCATTTTGCTTTGGGGTGATAATGTCTAGCTCCGCGCCAGCGATGGAACAGAAGATAGAACTACGCAAACGCTTTGGTCGTGCGTGGAAGGTGGAGGTTATCACTGTGCGTCCTGATCCGAATAGTGATCAGATGCTACAAACAACAACCTATTCGTTTGGAAGTACGGCATGGCAACCGGAAACATTGCATATCAGGTTTGATACAACACAGAGCTTCGCGGGATGGTGGTACTGTGATTTGACCATTTACAACTTGAATTCTCCGGTTGAGCAAGACATGATCACCTACGGCATGATTTGCAAACTGTCTGCCGGATACCAATCAGATCAGGTATTAGGCACGATCTTTCAAGGCATGATCATTCAACCGTTGTGGGAAAGAGAAGAGGGAATTAATTACAAACTGACGCTTCATTGCATGGTGGGAGTTCTGGAAGGAACAAACAATTTTGTTTCCGAAACATTCGGCGGCAACGTTACGCAAAGAGTACTGGTGCAGCAAATGGCTCAGGCGTGTAGGCAACCATTGAACGCACAGAATGTTGATCCGCTGGGAACTGATCCGATTACTCGCGCAACTACGATTTTCGGCCAGCCGCAAGACTTTTTGCAAAACGTTGCTGATACGAACAACGCTCTGTTTTGGGTTTCCAATTTGGCGGCAAATATTCGATCCTTACGCGAAGCAACAACGGTTTCCCAATTAAATTACGATGAAACGAATGGATTGATTGGTACTCCACAGCAGACACAGCAAGGTGTAGTTATTACCGTGTTACTTGATTCAAGAGCAACATTATTGCAGCAAATTAAATTGAGTTCCCGAGTAACAGTTGCTCAATTGACTCGCCAGCAAGGGAGATATCCAACTATTCTTTCTCCGGTTGGAAACACATACACAATCGGATGTGTTCATCACTATGGCGACTCAAGAGGCAATGACTGGTATACGGAAATTACCGGATTCATAAACGGTGCATCGATCTTGGCGCTACAGGTGCAGTTCTGATGAGCAGCAATTCATTTTCGGGAACAATATCGGTTGGCGAGAGAACTCAACTTGAAGCTCTTTCCTTGAAGAGCGTGGCGAAGAGAATCGCCAAAACCATGCGTTGCGGCTTGCCGGGAATCATTACCGCTTTTCATCCTTCGACACAATATGTCAGTGTTCAGCTTGCAATTGCGGAGAACTTAATTAACATGACTGGTGGCGGATTTACTGTTAAATCTATACCGCAACTGGACGATGTGCTGTTGATGCTTCCCGGAGATGCTACATGGTGCCTGACATTTCCCAATATTGTTGGTTCGGAATGCTATGTCTGCTTTGCCGATATGTGTATTAACGCATGGGCTACAAATGGCTTTCCGGTTGATGGTAGTGGCAATCTTATCACCGATGTTAATGGTAACTATGTTGTACGCAACCAAGAGCTTATGAGGCGGCATGATCTTTCGGACGGGTTTGCGATTCTGGCTCCGCGCAGTCAACCGAATCGAATTCAGAATTACTCAACCAATGCTGTTGAATTACGAAGCATGGACAATCAAACTAAGATTGGTTTAGGGAACGATGGCACGATTCAATTTACAACCAGTACAGGTGTAATTAGCGGTACTCCTACCAATGCGACATTTTGTTTTCCGGTAATCATAAACGGTGTTATTTGGTACATGAAGGTTAGTAGCACACCATGATTCCTACACCAACAATTTCGGTAAGGCGATTGGACTCCAATCACGATCCTGTTTATGGCGGCGGGAAACAGAATTTTCTTACCGATGCGGATGCGGTTGCGCAATTGATTCAAACATCGTTGCTCTTGCTGCAAGGCGAGTGGTGGGCAGATTTGACGCAGGGGTTTCCTCTGTTTCAGAAAGTTCTTGGAACGTCCGGAAACAGTTCGCAGGTTGCTGCTTTATTAATTCAACAAACGATCATAGCGGTTCCATACGTTACAGGAATGGCGCATGTCACTTTGAATTACAATTCGCTAACCAGAACGTTTAGCTATTTTGCGATTGTGTACACACAGTTCGGTGAAGTGCAGGTTAACTTTGCTCCCGGTAATGCAGCGGCAATTCCTGTGACTACGACAACACCATTAGCGATAGCGGCTAGGAGACAGACGTTAACAAAGATGACCATCAGGTGAGAGCATGTCATATTTTGCGCCTTACATAGATGCGGCTGGATTGCATGTACCGTCTTACAGCGATATTAATGATTTTCTTGTGCAACAGTACGCATCGATTTATGGCCAATCCGTAATCAGTAATATTTCAACAACGGACACGCAGAGCATAGCAAATTTTGCGCTGATGATTAACGATTGCATGATGCTTGCGCAAGCAGTGTTCAATGGCATGTTTCCAATGACGGCAATTGGAGCGCAACAGGATTCGCTTTATAAATTAAATGGAATTGCGAGAGCTTCATCGACACCATCAACAGCGCAAATTACGGTTACTGGCACTGCTCATTTGCATTTAACTAATCGTGTTGTGCAGGATGCGAATGGTAATCTTTGGAATCTTCCCAGCAGTTTTTTGCTTTCCGCATTTGGGAATGCAATTGTCACCGCAACCTGTCAGGCGCTTGGACAGATCACGGCCCCACCAAACACGATCAACATCATGTACAATCCGGTTTCCGGCTGGACTGGCGCAACCAATGCGAGTGCTGCAACACCGGGAACCGGAATCGAAACCGATTCGGCTTTTCGGATGCGGCAATCCCTGTCTGTTGTATTGCCTTCACAATCCCTTGTCGATGGCACTTTGGCGGCTATAGCGCAGGTTCCCGGAGTCACAAGGTATGGAACCATAGGTGTGGAGAATCCGACCGGCGCAGTGGACTCCTACGGCAATCCCCCGCATTCAATCAGCATGGTTGTCGAAGGTGGAAACACAAATGACATTGCCAATGTTATTTATTTAAATAAGACTCCGGGATGTTTTACCAACGGCACTACTACCGTCAATGTGACTGATCCGATCACGCAACAAACCATGGCGATATCGTTTTTTAGACCTACGTACATTGATATTGCTGTGCAGTGCACGATTCATTCATTCGCTGGATATACAACAGATACAACAAACGCGATTCAATTGGCCATTAATGACTATTTGAATAGTCTTCAAATTGGAGAGATTGTTACTATTTCAGCTTTGTATAGCGCGGCTATGTCAGTAACCCCGGATATCACCAGACCGCTATATTCCATTACTGCGCTTACAGCAGGTATTGCCGGGGGATCGTTAGGAACGGCAGATATCCCAATCGCTTTTAATCAGGTTGCACAGGGAATTATATCGAATATTACGCTAACGGTTGTATGAGATGGCAACGGTAACTCCAATGACGGTTCAGGTTCGACAGATGAAGCAATTGCTTGCTTATTATGTGAATCTGTTCACTTCGCAATACAAGCTATCTCCGAATCTCATTGCATGGCAAACAGCACTGATGACACCGATTGATGATCTTACAACATGCATTCAACAGTTCAATGCTGCATACGATATCGATGTTGCAGTAGGAAAACAATTAGATGCGATTGGTGAATTGGTTGGTGCCAGCAGAACAGTTCCGTTTCAACCATCCGGAGGAGTATCGCCAGTATTGGATGATGCTACCTACAGGATTCTTTTGTATGCGACGATTGCTAAGGATCATTGGGACGGGACTATTCTTTCCCTTTATCAAATCTGGCGACATCTGTTTCCCGGTGGTGTGCTTGGGGTTCAGGATAACCAGAACATGACGGCCAACATTACAATCGCGGGTTCGTTTACGTCTATTGAGCAAGACTTAATTGCGAATGGTTTCATTATTCCCCGTCCGGAAGGTGTTCTGTACAATCCTCCGACAGCGCCAGTAACGGGGCCATTCTTTGGATTTGATTTAGAAACACTTGTAATTTCTGGATTCGATGTCGGTAAGTGGACATAGAGGTAATTATGCCAACAAGTAATTTTCAGATTTGGGATCAATCGCAGACAAACATACAAGCGGATGGCTCCTATGGAAGTGATCCTCAGCGACTGAATGGTGCGGCTGTTAATGGTTTATTTGGTTCCCCGCTGGCGAATAAGTTGTTTTATCAGCTATCGGTGATGGTTGCTGCAATTGGCCAAGCTATGGTAGCTAAGGGTTACGACACGCTTGATTCCAACTTTACGAATTTAGTAACTTCTCTGGAAAACATACTGACTCACAACGATGTACCGGGATATTTGGTTACAATGAGCCAATTTACTGCTGGACAAAATTCAAACGGTGTTTGGGAATTAAGTCCCAGCGGTTTGCTTGTTCAAATGGGAACAACAGCAAGTATAACTAATGGCACACACGCAAGTCAGAATTTTCCTATTCCATTTCCGAGTCACATCTTTGGTGTTGTGTTGAGTGCAAATCGCCTATCTGGTGGAAATTCATCTTTGGCTCAAGTGGATGATGGAACAATTTCATTGTCCGGATTTAGTTGGGGTCTTGCCAGTAGCGGTTCGATTAATGGAAACGGTACTGCATGTTACTTTGCTGCTGGCAGTTAGCAGAGCAGGTTAAATTATGAAGCTGTTTATCTGGTTCTTATTGCTTGTAGGCATTCGGGCTACGGCTCAGTATTCAACAGTGCAAGCAACTATTACGGACTCCGATGGTCAAACGTGGAACAACGGAACTGTACAGGTGACATTTGTTCCGCCAACTGGATATCAGGGAACTATCTACACATTTAACGGCACGGCATGGACTCCCGGAGTGCATAACTACACGTTGTCTCCAATCGGAGTGCTTAACGCTACGCTGATTGAAAGAAATGATTACATCAGTCCATCTGGTTCACACTGGCAGTTTAAAATTTGTCCGAATGCTTCAGTGAATTGCACAAGCGTAACAGTTGCTAGTATCACTCAGGCGACTCAGGATATTACTTCTCAATTAAATCTCCAAACAATTCGCTTTCAGTCTTCACCTACAGCAAGCAGGTCTTATGGATATGGAGATGTTGAAGTGTCTCCTGTTCCATCTCCGGGTGGAAATTACTTTAATGTGAATTTGAATGCTCCGCGAGTATGGAACGGATCGCAATGGAACACCATGGGTGCTGGCGGCGGGAGCGCTACTCCATCGCCTCCGGCTGGTTCTGTTCAGATCGCAAACAGTACAGCGCTGGCTATGGACAGCGACCCTAGTATCACGATTGACAAGACTGCCCATGCGATCAATGTAGGAACTCTGCCCACAAATTATGTAGAGATCGGAGCGCTGGGTACTCCTACAGCGTGGAAATTTGATACCACCAGCCCAGCGACGGCACTGGCTTCGCTTGGTGGTGGAAAGATTTTGACGACGATTACTACAGCAACGACGGCCATAGCTGCGAGCGTATGCGATAGCTCCGCAACTACCGTATCAATTCCTGCCGTGACTACGGGCAGCGTCTTCGCTTTTACTCCTTCTGTCGATATATCAGGGGTGGCGGGCTGGGGTGCCGGGTTCGTCTATTTCGTAGCTTGGCCTACAGCTGGCAACCTGAACTATAAGCGCTGCAATGGATCTTCTACGAGCGTGACGCCGGGTGCGGTTACATGGAATGTGAGCGTGCAATGAAGCGGCTCCTTGTCATTCTGGTGGTTCTGCCCCTGCTGGCGGCTAAACAATTCGGAGTAGGCAGCCGGAACTTTTCTACGGCCACGGTGCCGACTGGATGTACTGTTCCGGCTACGGCAACATCGCATTGGACCGCCTCGCACGGATTAGGCTACGGGAGCATGGTGGATAGCATCGGCGGGAATAATGCTACTCAATCCAGCGTTCCTGCCCAACCAACATATGTAGCGGCTGTTGCTGCGATCAGTAATAATCCAGCCGTTCAACTGAACGGGAGCAGTAGTTATCTGAATCTGACTTCTAATATTACGACCAATGGAAAAGCAAACACATTCTGGCAGGTTTTTGAGGTAACAGCTATTACCGTTGGTGGCTTTCAGGTATTTTTTGGCAGTTCAACTGCAAATCAGGCCATTGTGACGACCGTTGCTCTTAACTCCGCAGTGCAACCTAACCTGGGCTGGAGTGGTTTTGCTAATCTTGCAACCGGTGCAGGAACTTATTCGACAGGCACTTGGTACGCATGGGTCTATTCCTATGATGATGTAAGCGGCAATATAGCAATTTACAACTGCGTTGCCGGGACTTGTACTTCAATAGCATCAGCCAATAATCCATTACCGACGACACCGGACAACACGTTGGGTTATTACACTAGCGGTATTGCTAATTACTGGGCTGGCTATATGGCTGATGGCGGCTATATGAGCCATGTTGATAGCAACCCGAGTGTGGATATAGGAGCGTACATTCACTGCCAGTATGGAATTTGATGTCTGCTTGAAGGGATCACACTCATGAAACTTTTCAAAGCGCTGACTACTTTTGGTTTGATTCTGCTCTCTGTATCATGCTGGGCACAGGTGCAGATTAGTACTGGCGTGAAAGTGGGAGCGACTGGGAATGCCTATCCGGGCGTAGGGTCTGATGGTTCTGGTGGGCTTACAGTGACTGGTGGAATTACAACCGCAGGACAAGTTACCGTTGCTACTTCTTGCACTTCTGGCACCGTGGGGGCGTACTGCCCGCCGGCCAGTGCGGTGTTACCGGCGAATGTAATTGATGCTCGTTTCGTTGTCGGTGTGGACTGCACGGGCGCTACTGATTCGAGCGCCGCGCTGAATGCGCTGACGACCGTGAACTATGCGTTGAACAATAAGAAACTAAGTTTTCTGGGCTGCGGAAAGATTCATCTGGAGGCCCAGTGGCTTATTCAGGGACAAGATTCTCTGGAAATTGATTTTGGTCCTAGAATCTCTAATGCAGGAGATGGTGGAACCCAGGGCGGGACACAGGTCTATGGATGTAACGGCCCAGCTGATTTTCTTATTCGCGTCAATGGAACCAACAAGCTATCCATGCACGGTGGAGCACTCTTCCCGAAATATAATGCTTGTGCTACTGGCTCTAATTTTACCGGAGCGCTGGAATTTACGAATGCCAGTGGCAGTCCTTACTCTCAGAGTGCTTTTACGATCAGTGACATGCAAATAGCTCCCGGCCCCGGACAGGGAATCACTAATTTCATTGGGGTCTATGTTAACGGTGGACCAAATCAGGAGTTTTTACATTTCAGTAATGTGGATATTCACTGCAATCAATCTGCACATAGCTATGGATTTTGGCAAAACAGTCTGACCAGCGATAGCACCACGATCGACTACAGCAGCATTTCCGACTGCTATACCGATGTCAAGAATGACAGCGGTCAGATGGTAAATATATTTCGCTCCGATCTTAACGGGGCGGCATATTCGATCATGGGTGCGGGGGCATCGCTTACGACTGGAGTGATGCATCTTGACGATATTGTGGCTGGAGACGGAAGCGGAACGCTGAATGCCGGGGATGCTACTGGCAGAGGGGGTGGTACTTTCCTGAACGTAGTCGCTTATCTCGATGATATTGATCCGAACCTGTACATGATCAATCCTTCACACGGTGATTTCACAACTCTTCAATATTGCCGCTTTCAGTTCGATCATATGAGCACCCACCCTAAGGGAAACATGATCGTAGGCATGGACCCATCTCAGCAAGATCCTACTTCTGGTGCGATCATGACAGTGAATGATATGGGAGGAAATGTTCTTGGCTCTGGAATCCTGCTGAGTGGGCAGGCATTAAATTATGGGTATCAACGTAATCCTTCTTTCTGGATGTCAAATTTTAATCAATACGGGATACCTGGCAACAGTGGAGGATGGGCCGCGCTTCCACCAGCAAAAGGCGGAACTTCTATGTCCAGCTATCTAGGCGTAGTAGGTCCGTGGAGCGTCAGTGGAAATGATCAGCTTTTTGATATGTATTTCTGGAGAAGTTATAACATTGGCGGAGGTTATGCAACATTGGTAAAAGGCTATAACTCTCCTGCTGGTGCAACCATCACGCCGTATACAGCAGATCAAACAATTAACACCGGCTTAACAGCAGCATCGATTGCTGCTGCTGGATCTATGGGCGGTGGTCCTCAAGGCACAGTCGGTAGTACAACCTATACCTACGTTGGTGTACCACTTGCTTCCTGCGGGCACGGGACTCCATTTACATTCACCATTCCGAATGGAAATGCTAGTTTATCGGGTACTAATTACAATCTCTTGATATCTTTTCCTACCGGCGCATGGGGAGTAGCGATTTATCGTACGGTAGGAGGAGCCACGCAAGGATATATTGGCACAACGACTATGGTGCAGTCATATTCTGGCAATACATTTCCATTTACTGACACAGGCTACGCAGGAGATGGTACTACTCCACCGACCGGAAACACCAGCGGCTGCGTCATAGGAACCCTGTATCAGGAGACTCTGCACACTCCAGCCACCAGTAGCGAGGCCTGTAATGCCGGGCAGTTCACCGACGACGCGAACTATCACTACGTTTGCACGGCCACGAACACATGGAAGCGCACAGCACTAAGTACATTCTAAGGAGCAAAAATGGCAGATGAAAAAGCACCACCGAACTCAACGAACGCGCTGCTGGCACAAATTCTCTCCGTCTCGCAAGACGCGCTAATCGTGGCTTGGCAGTGGAAGGTGACAGATTCATCCTCGGTGCACATAAGCTCCTACTAGCGTTCAAAGTAATTCGCGAAATTATTTGTGAACTTATCATTGTAATCAAGCGGTTTATTCGATATCGCACCTATATCCCACAGGATACATTCCGCATTGTTAACATAGCGACGATAATCCAGATCATCAGGAATCGATTCACATAGCTCCATTAATGGCATTGCTCCGTCAGTATTCGGAACTTTGTTGCCGCTGATAACATAGCGAATGTTTCCATGCATTTCAGTTGAGTAATACCATCGAATTGTTTTGCCAAGATACTTGTCGCTTTTCTGCGCACCTCCCCGCACGTTGCGAACAAACACAAAGCGTCGGATATCATTGCATTCGCGGATGGTCTTTTCAATAGGTGTTTGATTAACTAAGTATTGCTTGATCGCATCACCACAGATGAATGCTTCAGGGTTGCGCGAGAGCGGAGAATCGCCGCTTGATCCACGTTCGCTGTATGCCCCTTTCACCTTGATTCCGGAATTGTCTTTCTTCACTCCGATGTAGTTGTTCACATCTCTGGAATAGATAGCCTGATATGCGGTTTCCTCTGTTTTGAATCCCGTTTCCTTTTCCCATTTCGAAATGATTTTGCGCATTAGCTGCACTGCGTATTCAGGGCATGAAATCAAAAGGCCGTCTGTGTTGGCGGATTTCACGCGAATGTAGTTTTCACTTCCGTAGGTGTAAAGCATATCAATCAATTGCAGCAAGAATAGTTGACCGCTGATGGTGACTTGAATCAGCAATTCGGGCGAATAAAGAATGGAGTAACGATTGCCCAGCTTGCCGAATGTGCCGTTAATGGTGATTTTTAATGCGTCACTGGTTACTTTGTCCGCGGTATCCTTTGCTGTCAATCGCTTTTCAACTATGCTGCGGTACACCTGAAGAAAAGGCTTCCCCAAATGACGCGGGAACAATTCGTAATTAAGAATGATCGATGGGTAATAGCTTGCAACATCCCGGTCAAAAAGCAAGATGCCCCGTTCGCTTGTGAGTCTTGATTGCTTTTCAGAACTGTGCAATCCCCCGATGCCAATCCTGTAGGTATTGTCATCGAACTTCACCGCATATTTGCTGATCGCTTCGGGAAGTTTCACCTTTCCGGTTTCGTCCAGTTCAAATGGTGTGTCGCGGATCGTTCTAGCCAATTCGTTAAAGACTGGAGAACTGAATTTGAGCGGAGGCGGCGGAATGTAATAGAAGTATCGCGGAACCGATAATGTTCGTTCCGGCTTTCTGGCAGTCAAGCGTTCCAATTCATTGCTGATGACAGCTTCAGCAATTTGCGCATCCGATTTGGATCGTAGATCAACGTTGTATGTATTGGACAAGGAATAGCGCAATTCCAATTGCGGCTTGAGTTGGTTGAAGAGAAGTTCCGTGTTGTCGGTATCGTTCAGGCAATAAT